TACTATTATTGATAGTAAGACTACTAAAGTTATCGGTACGTTTAAATGTAACTATATTAGCCAAATTGAGCTAGCTAAGATCATAGTTGAGTTAACCCAAAAGTATATGCCAAACGTTGTAATAAACGTGGAAAGAAATGGTGGCTTCGGAGCCTCTGTCATTGCATTACTTAAGAAGGCAGGTATCTCTAAGAACTTATACTTCGAGCATAAAGAAAAGATTCTCGAAGAACGTTTTGAAGGTCCTGGGGCAATTAAGAAGACTAAAGCTTTAGTTAAAGTATTTGGTCTTGATTCAACTAAGAATGTACGTGAACTCTTAATGGAAATTTTAAGAGAGCGTATGGATAATCATAAAGATAAATTTGTTACTAAACAACTTTATGATGAATTCATTGGTTTAGAAGTTAAACGTAATGGTAAGATTGAGCACTCTGCTAATACTCATGACGATTTAACTTTCTCTTATCTCATGGCATTATATGTATGGTATGAAGGTAAGAATCTTAAAGAAAACTTCGGTATTACAAAGCAAGGTATCAAGACTGATAATGATGTTGATGATGTAGTATTCGATGTTGGAACAGAGACTGTTGAGATCTATGATGAGATTCATCAAGTTCAACAGGAAATGAATAAAGATAATCCTGAAGAGATTACTCCGATGGATAAATATAAAGCCATGATTAAAGCTCATGGTATTACTTATCAAGAATGGGAGAAAGCTGAGAGAGCTAAAGAAGATGCAGCTCTTAGAGAAGCATTTAGAAATCCTGAATTCTTGAAAGCTTATGCATATAAATATAATATGACTAAAGATGCTATAGATCAAATACGTAATGAGACTGAAGGAGAATTAGATCCATCGGCATTTACATCTATCTATAGTTTAGATGATCCAAATGTCAAGAGTCATATATCTGGTAACCTTGCAAAATTTTATGATAAAGTTTAAAAATTATTTATCTAGTTACAATATAGTAAATTTATACAAATCTATTTTTGTAAGGAGGAGCTATGTTCGGATATAGTACAGCAAGTGGCTATGAGTTAGCCAATGAGCATCAGTTATCTGAAATCTTAGCAAATTTTAGTAGTGATTATATTTATGATGTGATCTCTGATCAGATCAGTAAACGTTACGAGTTTGCTATTATACCAAAACCTAATATTGTAAACACATTTAAATCTAACTTTGATAATATCCGTGCAAACTTCCCAATGGATGTCGAAAATACTAATGCAGTAGAAGGCGACACATATCGGAATATCATTGATATTATCTGTAATTCCTGTAATATGTCATTCGATACTATGACGGATGACAATATTTATCTTGCTGCAGCTACATTATATGACTTCTTAGTCTGCAGCTTCAATAAGCATATGGTTGATTTCGTTATCGGATTGATCGTTAGAGAGCAAGACTCTATTTATTCTGCTTTAGAGTTAGAAGAATCTAAAAAGAATAAAGATAGTTCTACTATCTATAATCGTAAGACTATGGAGAATACTAAGTTAGCAGTCATCAATGCTAACTTACCACAAGTACTTCAATATGTCGCTACATTAGAAATCAATATGATTGATCTTCTTCAAAGTTGCTATCAACAACCTATGGTTGATTTGATTGCAAGTAACTTTGGAGAGAATGTAAATATTTATAATGATTTCATGAGAGTTATTTTATCTAATGAAAACTTCTTACCTGAATATATTACTGAGATACGTCTACGTATTCAAGGGTTAGGTTAATCATGGAAAAGAAAGAAATTACTATTACTAGAGATTTTACTAGACCTATATATAGACCTGGTGAAAAGATTGATGAATCAAATATGACAGAAGCTACAGCTTTTGATCATGATATAATTTTAGAAGAAGATGAGGAGAATTCTAATGACAACTGCTAAAGAAGACATTAAATTTGTAAAAAACCTAGCAAAAGACGCTGAGGGTTTAACTGAAACTGAAATCAATGAATTGGAAACTGTATCTGAAGAAGATATGGCTAAATTCCCTGAAGGTGAAGTTATTCAACCAATCGCTCCAGAGACTATTCCTACTGTAGAAGAAATCGAAAAGATGGAAAAAGTAGAAGTATTACCTGAGGAGGATAAGGCTGAAGCCAACTTTCCCTCCAACGAAACAACAGTTGAGAGCGGACATGAAGGAAACGCTTCTAAAGTTAAAATCTCAAGCAGAGTTGTTAGCACCGATGGAAATTCCGAAGATGTCGAAAGTCCTATCGATAGTAAAGAATTGGAAGAAATCCTAAACAAATTTGATACTATTGATATTACTGTAGAAGATGTTAAAGCTCAACAAGCTGAGTCTGAAGACTTTAAAGATATTGAGTTGTCTGATGAAGTATATCAAGATATTATTCATACATATGCTTCTCTTCAAAATGATCCACAATCTGATATCTTAATGATCTTAGGACCTCAAGCTAAACAAGAGCTTTTAGTTCAAGCTAACAAACTTGGTGTCAATACTAATGATGCTACAATCTATAAATTCTTCATCGAAGGTTTCATTCGTGAAATCTGTGGTAATGCATTCATGGATAAAGGTCATGACTTAGTTAATGATGCTATCAAGAAAGTTAATGAACTTGAAGAAACTAAAGAAGTATCTAAACTATTAGAAGACTACATTGCAGAAACTTATGAAAATCGTATTACTGAAATGAATCGTATCATGGATTCTACAGATAATCCTGAAGTTCATGAGCATTGCATCAATGTATTGAATGCTAATAATGATGCTAAAGAATATGATTTCTTATATAAAGCATTGAATGATAAACCATCGTATCTCAACGTAGGTAAAGCATTCAAACATCAACAACGTAACGTTGATGCTATTCATAATGCATTGGTACGTCTTAATATTAAGAATATCAATGTAGGTGTATTCATGGATTCTATCTCTGAATTCACTTCTTTTGAAGTTGAATCCATTAATATCTTCTCTATCTTAATGGAACTTCTTGTAGTTACAACTAACTTCAGTGATAAAATTCAAATGATGCGTCTATATACAATGATGCTTCTATTAAGTGGTGCTCTTCATTCTATGAAGACTAAGAAAGAAGTATCTGGTATCTTCCAAGAAGTAGCATTTAACTATCAACGTTTATGCTCTACTATCTCCACTGGTTTTAAAGCTTATGAAAATGGTCTAAAAGCAAAAGCTGCAGAACCTAAAGCTCCTAAAACTAAAAAACGTAGAAAATAATTATAGACATATGAATAATGGTTTACCCCAATGGTGAAAAACCATTGGGGTCATTATTTTATAATTCTATTTTTTCTAAAAGGAGAAAGTATTATGCCTGATAATGAAGTACTTGGTAATACTGCTACTCAGCCTACTACTGCAGCAGATTCTGCTCCTGTAAATAAGATTGATGGTGTATTCCGAGAAGATGCTGATAAAAAGGGTACTGGTACTGTCACATATACAGATGGTACAGTTTTAAACTTTGTTCGCAATGCTTTTGATCATACTGATGAAACAGTTAAAAAAGTATTGAAAACTGACAAATACAAATATGTATCCCCATTCGATGTAGCTAAAGCTCAAGGTAAAACATTAGATGAACGTTGCTACGTTCCTGGTAAATTAGGTGGCTTAATGGAATCTGAAGTTCAAGAAACTGCAGTTGCTATTAAAATCACTTATGGTCCAACTGAAAACGTTGAAGTAGAAGATCGTCGTGCTACTGCAATTGAAGTATTAGTTGATGATGAAGGTAACCTTCATGGTGATGCAGAAGATTATAACTCTCTTAAAGGCTCTGGCTACTATATAGTACAACGCCCTGAAGATGTAATTGCTGAGCATCCTGAAATTGTTAAAGAATACCAAGCTGCAGTTATCCGTTTAACTAAAACTCAAATCAAAGAAGCTAAAATCAATAAAGAAGGTTTCATTGAAATTGTTTATTCCGATGATGCTGTAGTTAAATTCGATAAAGCTGGTAAATTAGTTTCTGATGGTCGTTCCGCAGAACCAGAAAAACCTTATGAAGACTTCTCTGACGTTTTAAAAGCTAAAATCCTTGAATCTGTTGATAAGAAAACTACAGATGAAAATGGTAAAGAAGTTGAAAGCACTAATAAGATTGCTATTACTGAATCTAAAGAAGTTGGTTCTCATAAATTCACATTCAACTTTGCTGATGGTTCTACAGTAATTGCATTAGATGGTCGTATCATCTCTGATACTCGTACATTCGGTCGTAAATATCAATCTGTATATACAGAAATGATCTACAAATACACTGAACTTCTTGATGTAGCTACTGACTACTTCCATGAAGATCCAGAATTGACTGAATCTGAACAGCGTCAAATGGCAGCTCGTAAGATTATGAACTTACCTAAAAACTTGCTTGAAAAATACACTGCTAACCGTGCTATGAAACAAGCTCGTGTAGGTCATTCTCTTAACTCTGCTAACTCCCTTGGTGTTAAAACATCTACTGACCGTATCATTGAAGCTCTTATGGCTCAAAAATGGTCTCCAAACAGTAAATAATATTTAGAGGAAGGTCTTAACGACCTTCCTCAATATTTTTCAACATTATGGTAATTTAATATAATATTTTTATAAATGGAGGTAACTAAATGGCAATTGATAATGTAATTGACCCTACCAATTGTAACCCTTATTCTACCGCTAGCGGTGATAATAAACGTGCTTGTCCTAAAGCTAATATGGTTGACATTAAAGCTGAGATTCGCCGTTCTTTATTAATCTCTTTCGTATTCTCTAATCCAGATGATAACTATAAAGTTCTTCTTTCTGAAGGTGCTAAAGAAATCTGGGAAATCGATTATGTAAAAGATGGTGAATTGAAACGTGCTGCTGGTAAAGTACGTAACTTCGAGTATTGGACTAATAAACACATTGGTCTTTCTACTTATTCCGCTAATGGCGTAATTCAACGTGATGAAAAAATCGTGGTTAAATTCGATGCTTCTATCGACTTCAAAAACCAACTTCTTTCCATCGACGTTCGTAACATCCGTGGTTTAAAACCAGCTGGTGTAATTGAAGATTCTGAATTAAATCAAGATTCTTCTGCTAACTTCATCAAAGTATCTAAGAATGCTTACAACTTCCTTAAAGTTGCATATCCTAAAGAATATGCTACATTAACTAAGTTGGATAACAACTTGAATACTGATGATACTGAATACACAGACTACATGTTTGATGGTGCTTTGGCATTGAATGAATTAGCTCCATTGAACTTGGCTAAAGTTAAATCTGCAAACTATATGTTTAGAGATAACCAAAACTTAACTCAAGTTCAATTAACTACTTCTGAAAACTTAGCATCTGCAAAAGGTATGTTTGAAGGTTGTTCCAAATTGGAACAAGTTGAAATCAAGACTCCTGGTTTACAAAATGCTGAAGCTATGTTTAAAGGCTGTCAAGCATTGAAAGCATTGAAATTGAATGTAGGCTCTTTGACTACAACAAAAGATATGTTTAAAGATGCTACTGCATTGAGCACACTTCGTTTATCTGGTAAATTGAATACTGGTCTTGATTTGACTAACTGCCCATTGGATGAAGATTCTGTTACATCTGTATTAGCTGCCATGAGCGATAATGGTCCAGATGAAGATAAACAAGTTCGTTTCAGAGGCGCTACAGTTGCTGGTAACCTTAAAGCTATTGCTGACGGTGCAGCTCGTGCTGGTTGGTTAATTTCTGGTCTTACTTATACTGCAACTGCAGAAGATAAGCATGATGACAAATTAGGTAAAGATATCGTTAATGCATATGAAAACGGTAAAAAAGAGGAGCCTAAACATGATGAAGCTCAACCTAATAAACCTGAAGAAACTCATACTGAACAACCTGCAAATCCTACTACTGGTGAAGAAGGTACTCATACAGAAACTCCAGCAAATCCTCAACCATCTACTGGTACAACTGAAGGTGAAAATACCTCCGTAACTCCAGCTAATCCTACTACTGGTGAAGGTACTCATACTGAAACTCCAGCTCCATCTACTGGTACTACTGAGGAAACTCATACTGAACAACCTGCAAATCCAACAAATGGTGAAGGTACTCACACTGAAACTCCAGCAAATCCTCAACCATCTACAGGTGAAACTCATACAGAAGCTCCTTCTACTGGTAATACTCAACCAGCTACTCCTACACCAGGTAATACTGAAACAACTCATGAAGGCGAAGAATTAGATCCTAACTTCATGGTAGATGAATATAATGGTGCTACTGGTGAAAATAAACCTAAACCAGCAGATCAAACAGGCAATACTCCAGCTGCTCCTACTACTGGTACAGAAGGTACTCCTGCAGCTCCTGTAGCAAGTGAAGAAACTCACACTGAATCCCCTGCTCCAGCTGTTGGCACTACTGAGGAAACTCATACTGAACAACCATCTACTGGTGAAACTCATACTGAAGCTCCTGCAGTTACTACTGGTTCTGAAACATCTCAACCTGCAGCTCCTGTAACTAATGAAGAAACTCATACTGAAGGCACTCCTGCTGTTGGTACTACTGAAGAAGCACATACAGAACAACCAGCTGCGCCTGTAAGTAATGAAGAAACTCATACTGAACAACCATCTA